GTAGGTCCCGCATAAGGATTTAAATCATTAGAGACCGTCATTTTAGCATTAGGATATAATTTGCCGTTAACATATTTTACCATAATATCTCCTAGTAAATCTTTGTTGGTTTACGTTTGCTTTTTTTATCAATACCATAACCACGAGAAAACATCTCAGTGACTAATCCACCGTCTTTGAATCCTCTATTAAGTTCACCTTCTACTCGTCTTTTCTCAGCTCTTCTATTTTTATTACTTTTTTCAGCGTCTATTCGACCCATTTCTTCTAATAAATTTTCTCTTCCAGTATTTGCCATTATAGCCTCCTTTAATGTATTGTTGGTTTCATTAGCTCAACAAAATCAACCGTGTTGGCATTCATAATGTCAGTAGCTTGATCAGGATTTAAATTATTAAAGTACAAAACCCTAGCTACACTCATGAAAGCACCAGCTAAAAGTATACTATCTTCTTCACTTTTGGAAGTATTTTCTGCCAAAACCATTATTTGTTCAAAATAATTTTGTAATTTGTTCTCTGCTTCAGTCATGAGATCAATATTAGACTGATTTTGTACTTTTACAACCCCCAGATTAGTTATCAAAACGTATATTCCTTTGTTCATCTATTTTTACAGGGTCTTTTTTACTTTTTTCTATCTCTTTTTGTTTAGTTAAATTAACATTAGCTCGTAATTGAGCAATATCCTCTTGAGAGTCTATTTTATCTTGATGTTGCTGTGCGTCTGCATCTATGCGTTGTTGATCAATACCTATATCAGCCTCATCTTTCTCTATTTTTCGCTGTAAGTCTTGAGCTCTAATATTAATTTCTTGTTGTTTTAAAGCCACTAAAGGATCTTCTCCCTGACCTTCTAAAGATTGTTGTTCTTCAACGAACATTTCTTCAATAAATTCAGTAATTCTTACAGCTATTTGTTTTTCTACTTCTTCTTGAAACTGTCTTTGTAATTCTGGTGGTATTTCTCCTCCATATTGTTGAGCAATTTTTTGAATTTGTTCTGCATTTTGTGCTTCTATTTGTTCTCTCGCTAATAGTGAAATATGTTCCATTACATGAGCTTGTAATAAGGTAGTAACATTAGGATTATTTCTAATTAAAATAGATGACATAAATGTTCTATGAGCATCTATGTGAGCTTGATGATCTTGCCCTCTAAAAGCAGTTAATTTTTTTACCATTAATGCATCTGCATTTTCTAAACCTGGATCTTTTGGTGCAGCTGGTTCAGGAGTTGGTAAAATAGCCTGTATGTCATGCACTCCTAAAGCTTGATACATTCTTTTATATGCTTCATACATATTATGAGATTGAGGATCAGCTTGTGCTAATTGTAATTGTGTTTGTGCCAACGTAACACGCTGTGACATAGAAAAAATATTAGGATCACTTACAGGAATAATATCAATACGATCATCAAAGTCTGCTTGTTTAACACTTGGAACTACATCTTTTCCTACATCGTATGGATAAAAAGGTTCTGTGTAATCTTTAAATACTTTAGCTAATAATTTAAATTCAATTCTTTGTGCATAATGCATTCTTTTATGAATTGCACTCATCACTCGTGTTCCACGTTCCATGATTGCCATTGTTGTTCCAACAGGTGCTCCTGCTCCTCCCGCATCGCTTATTTTTTGATCAGCAATTGTAGCAAAACGTTGTCCTGCCTGCACAACAAAACCTAATAATTGAAACAAAGTTTGAGATGGTTCTTTATAAGGAAGTGGTAATAATCCTTGTCGCAAATCACCTGACGGTGCATCTACATCCCTAAATTCTCCTGGTTGGAGTGGATTGTCGTCATCTTTAATTCGCAGCCCTCTAGCTTTAAAACCTGCAGGGAGATTGGACAATGTACCCGCATCAATAAGTTGTCTAAGTGCGGATGTAGCTGTTCTTGATAACCCACCGAGCATGTGGATAAGACCAAAGCCATAAAAACCAAGCCCAGGTAAAAATTTATAATGTACAAAGTATTGTTTTTTCTTTTTAAAAACATCATTTTCTTCATAATTACGATAGATAGATAAAATTTTTTGTGATCCTTCATCAATTGTTACGATATAAGGTAATTTAATTCCATCTTCATCTTCAAAACCTGGCAGGTCTAAGTCGCAATGTATTTCTAATAAAGTATAATTATCATTTTTGTAACCATCATCTTCTACACCTTCAATTCGATCTTTTGTTTCTTGAATACGTGATTCATCTTTATAAGGATCTATATCTACATCTCTATACATACCAATAACTTGCATTTTACGAACTTCATTTTCAGTTCGTCTTAAAATATGAGTAACACGTTCTGCGGTCTCTAAATCCGTTGCCATGTAAGGAACGACTAAATCTTCTGATGCAACAAATTTAGATACTGCTCGACCTAAAGTTGTATCAAAATAAACTTTTTTAAATGTAGATCCTGTTAAAGGTAAATAAAATAACATCTGATCTAGTTCAGGATCAAATTCTTCCATAACATGCATAATTTGATAATTCATATAATCTCGTACACGTTGAGATTGTTGTTCTTTTTCTGGATCAGGTGTTCCTAAAATTTCTGTACGAACTGGTCCACCTGCTGGTAATAGTTCTTTGTAAGCCTGTGCTTGAAACTGAGTTACTGATTCTGATAACAAAGGATGTGTTACACCGCTTGATCCTGCAAAGGGCATTGTACGTTCTTCATATTTAAATCCTAAAAGATTTAATCCTTTTCGATATGATTGAAACCATTCGTCTCTTGAACCTTGATCTGATTTATAATCAGCAATTAACTCACTTGAAATAATACCTAAATCATCTTCATCAACAAAATCTGCTAAGTTAGAATCAAAAGAAAGTTCAGGAACATCGGAAGTAGGGTTAACAATAGCTGATCCATCTTCCTGCATTTCAACAGCTTCTACATCCATATCGGGTGTTTCAATATCAACACTTTCCATTTCTAAAGACGGTTCTTCAGCGCCTGTAATTCTTCTGTCTATTGCCATTATGCTACCTCAAATATATCAATATCTTCCACAAGTCCACCTTGAGCTTTATGTGTTATATATGGTTCTAACATTTCTTCGGTAATCTTAATAGCAAAAACTGGTTTCATTGCGCCTTCATCTGGGACTGCAATAGGTTGAATTTGGTAAAGAGGATTAGTTCTTGCAATCTCTAAAGCCCTCTGTTCATCAGATAGAGTTGCTACGGTATTACCATTTTGATCAGTAATTCTATATACATTACGACTGCCCTGTCCTAGTTGTACAGGCATTGTTAGTATTTCAGAATTATTATCCTGTGCTTGTTTTTTAAGAATTTTTTCTAAATCACTGGTATAGTGTTTTTGTTCAGTCATAACACGATATTTTTTTCCTTGTCTGTTTCCTGTATTTCTAAACCCTTCTGCTCTTATTAATTCTTCAGTAGGAGCAAATTCATCTACTCTTTCATATCCAATAATTTCTCCCTTTTTATCTTTAATAGGTTTGTCTGTGTCAGCAACGTAATATTTTTTAGGTGCCATTGCGTCTGGACCCCCATAAAATTCATTCATTCCTACACCTTTCAGTTGAGATGGATACATAGATCCTGTTTCTTTAAATTTATTTAACATTCTTTCTTTATCTACAAGCCGCTCTTTTGTTGGTGTAGCAGTATTTCCCCTAAATCCTGCTCTTTCTGCTACAATATCTCCTGGCGATACCGCATAGTAATCAGCAGCGTCAGGATCTTTTAAAACAAACTTACGATAAGCTGCTTCATACAAATCTTTTTTAACAACGGCGTCAGCCCATTCTGATCTATTTTTAAAAGGAATATCAGGAAGTAATTTAGCCATAGTGTCTGAATCTATGGTTAAAACTTTCTCTAACATATTATCCATATTATCTTGTAACACTACTCGTAATCTCTCTAATTCTTTAGGATTAATTTCTCTTGTTGCAATATACTTATTAACAATTGAATCAACTTCTTGGTCCATTACTTCTAAAGATTTTCTTAACACATCAACCTCTGCCTCTGTTTTTGTAGTGGGTCTAAACACAGTTTCGTATTCTTCATAAAACTCCATTAAACTTCTATTTAAATCAGAATATTCTTGTAAGCTGTCAACAGTCTTTCCTTGATCTTTTAGTCGGCGTAAAGTACCCGCTAAAAATTTTTTACGAGTTGCGGCCGCTTGCATAAGATCGGATTGTATTTCATCAGCAAATGTAACCCGAACAATATCTTCTACATTAGGTGTTTTGGCTGTATCTATTTCTGTAAGAAGATCTCTATTCTTTACAATAAGTTCATCCATCTGATCAACAAGACCAGGACTTACTTCATTTAATTGATCAGCATATTTATTTATAACACTCATTTGATATCCTCGAGAATCACCAGTCCCAAAGTCTTCCATAATTTCATCAATGTCTGCTTGGTTCATTCCTCGTTGACCTGCTAATCTTTGTATTTTAGTTTGTGCTTCTGCATAAAGACCTTTCAAACTTCTTTCATTTTTTGACAAGGCTGCTTGTAATCTTTTAGTATTTACTGCTGTTTTTGGTCCTTCAATTTTTTGAGGAAGTTTTCCATAACGGTCCGTGAGCCTCGACCACCCGATCACAAACATATCATTACCTTGACCAAAATCATGATTTGCTATGTTTCCTCCTTCTCCTTCAAGAGATTTTGGATACGCAGCTTCGTCTTTTCCTAACATTTTTTTAGGAATAACTAAAACACGCTCTCTTTGTGTGCCATTAATAAATCCTTCTTTTCTATACCCTTCATACCTAACATCAGGATGACTACTTCTTGTATTAATAAGGTCTTCCCCATATCCTGTAGCATGTACTCTTATTCCTCGTATAGGAGCCGATCTTACAGCGGCTATTAAATCAGATGTAACAATAGGCTGATCATCAGCCATTAATCTTAAAATTTGTGGAATACGATAATCAGTAGCTTCTGATTTACGAATATTTTGTTTATTTAAATAATCAAATACCTCTTGTTTAGAATTAAATTGTTTAGGTGCATTAGATAATGCTCTTTCAATATCAGAATAAAATACTGATGTCATTGGAGTCTTCGTTATAGGAGTGGTACTAACTCCAGTAATAGGTGGTAACTCACCTCTTTCTTCCATAATTTTATCTTCAGGTGTTGGATCAAATATGTCTTCTGTTGCTGTTTGCTCCTGTCTTCTAACTAAAGCTTCATTTTGTTTTTTAGTTGGATTTTTTAAATTAGGTTTCGGTGTAGGAATAGAAGAGACAACATTGTCTGGAGCTTTACCAAACAGTTTAAAAAATGGTAACATAAGATTTGCCACTTGTACTTCTTCAAATCCTTCTTTTTTTGCTTCTTCAAAAATATCTAAATCTTCAACAGATTCAAAACCTGGTTCCATTTGTATCTCTTTTACATCAATATCTTCATCATCATCTGAAAGTATAGACTCACTAAATTGACCACTTGAGCCACCATAAGAAAAATTTTTAACCATATCATCTTGTGCCATAAAACCATCTTCATCACCAGAAAAAATACTTTCATTAACTAATCCCCCATATGCAAAACCCTCTGCTCCTGATGATTCTAATATTTTTATTGCTTCTAATAACTCTTTTCTTTCTGGTAAAGGATCACCTATCTTATCTAATTCATTAATTAAACCTTTTAACTTCGTAGATAGTTTTCTTTTCTTGCCTATAGTTATTCCAGCTTGTTGACCTTCCACACCCATAATTTCCATTAGCTCTTGGATTGCTGCTAATTTATTAAAGTCACCTTGTTTACCTGCAAGATTTGCTTGATTCTCTAAACTTTTTTGAACACCTTGATTGTAAGGAGATATATCTAAATATAAAAAATCAGGATTAACACCCTGTCCTATAAACTTTTCAGGATCAAATCCTATTTCTTTTTTAACTCCTTCCCTTTTAGGTAGTTTCATTTTAGTTTTTTCAAAAGTATGCGCTATTTGAACAGAAGCTATGTTTTT